AACCCGTACGCAGTTCAGCACCGCAACGCTCGAAAGCCTCTTCCACAATGGTGTTGAGGTCGAGGTTGAAGTCTGTAGTAGCTGTAGTCTTGTCTACCATTACTTGCCTCGTTCTTCCATCAACTTGACCCGCACTTGCAGGTCGTGGATGTCTTCCATAATGTCGTCTTTAAGTTCCTGACGACGGGCGGCGCTCAAAGGACTATCGGTAGGTACCCCATCTTCGGTAATGAGAATGGGGATTTTAGACTCGATAGCAATCAGACGATTGTTGAATGATGCGATCTCCGCCAACAACCAGCCCACAGCGGCCAGCAGCACCGGAAACAACATATCCACAATCTTCTGCATGTTCACTTCTTACTTGCCCCTTTGACGATACGCACGGGTTTTTTGCGAGATGCCTTTGGGCTGCGCGACGAACTGCTTACCTTGGGCTTTTCCTTTTCGCTTGGCTGCGGTAGTTCGGGCGTACTCAGCAGGGCTGAGAGCTTTGATCGCAGCCTCTGGTAAATACCTTTCACCCGTATCAGAAGATCGTTTACCACTTTTAGTTCTCCATTTCTGGGCAGTCCATGCCTTTAATGACTGCTGCGGAGCCTTCATGACTTGTACCCGCCGCCCTTTTCCTTGTACCGCTTCGCCAGCAACTGCGCCTTACGCGCTGACCACTGGCCTGCTCCCGTGCCTTGCGTTGCCGAAGCCTTGATTGACTCAAATAACTTCTTACGCATACCGGGCTTAGTGTAGTTACCGGCTTGGTTGACCTTGCTCTCACCGCCTTCCTTAAAAGTGCGGATGGGCTTACCCGTTCCAATCACGGGCTTTTTATCCCCCCGTCGTTTGGCACGAGGAATCTTTTTAGGGTTGATATCACCCATGCCTCGGGAGGGGAGCATTAGATGTACTTCCCTCGGGTTTTACCGCGCTGAGCGATACCGTCAGCACGTTTGGAGGCGGAAGACTTTACGGCTCCACCTCGCTTGTAGCCGCCAGCCATATCCGATGCTAAACGCTCGTCAAGGTCACGCTCACGCTTGGATACAGCACGTCGCTCTTTTGCCAAAGCACGGGCTTTAGCGAGATCATCCGCACTGGGTACGCCTTTCTCTGCCAACTCTTTGCCAGCGCGTTCCATACCTTTGTTACGGAAACGGTCAAGCAATTTTTTGGCACCGTAAGCAGCCGCACCACCAGCAATACCAGCACCCGCAAGTTTCGCGCCGGGGCTAAACAACTCTTCGTCAACAGCTTGCAAGCCCGGCTCACGGTCACGGTACTGCGGATTACGGCTCAAAAAATCTTCTTGAGCGCGTTTGTCCTTCGCTCCGGGGCCAGTTGCGTAACGCCGAGATGGACCACGCGGAGCAGACTTAGCTTCTTCAGTCTTGCGACCGCGAAGTTCTTTCAGCAACTTTAAGTTGCCTTCCATCGTCTTAGGACGATTCTTGTACGCCTCCGGATCAAGTCGGCGGATTTCCGCACCGACTTTCCCGTATCGCTCCTCGTCAGTCATCTCGGATAGCTTTTTCATACAAACTTTCCTCGGGTCTTACCACGTTGGGCAATACCGTCAGCGCGTTTGGAAGCGGAAGACTTAACGGCACCGCCTTTTTTGAAGACACCACGGCCTTTCAAAACGTCAGCACGAGTAACTTTACCGTCGCCGGTCAAGTCGGGCATACCGCCCTTCTTCATGCCGATAGTGTCAGCCTCGGGACTCTTCTGGAAGTTCTCGTAAGCCTCGCGCATCTTCTTGGCCATGTCTTGATCTTTGACGGCCTGAATAGCGGCAGCCTGCTTCTGAGCCGCAGCCTGACCACGAGGGCTTGTCGGGCCATACGATCCGCGAGTTTTTGGGCCGCTGCTCATTAGCACTCTCCGCCGTAGCGCATCTTGACCATCTTGCCCTTGGTCTTGCCTTTGCTGGCAACGCCATCGGCACCCTTGCGGTATGAACTGGCCATGCCGCCCTTCTTCATGCCGTACTCGGCCTTCTCATGCTTGATCATGGACTTCGGAGCGCCCTTCTTCTTCATAAAGGCAATCTCTTTCTTGGCCATTTTCTTGGAGTCTTTTATCTCTCCACCCTTTTTGTAACCCATGCCCGGCTCAGCGGGACGGTTCATACGATTAGGAGGAGCGACCATAGCCCGACCTGCCATATCAGCAGTTGGACCCTTCATAGCACGACCCATCTTATCGGCCATACCTTTTCCAAATTTCCGCATCATTTTGACTTACCTTTAAATTTACGACCCTTGTCAGCCTTCATGAATTCCTTCCCAACCTTCTGGGGGACTCCAAGACGTTTGGCTGCTTTCGGGTCGTTAGCAACCAAGGCCATCAAACGATGTTGTTTACCCGACTTGCTTGGCATTGTGGTTCACCAATCTGTCTATCTTTTGCTCCAACCGGTCAAGCCGGTCAAGAAGCATTTGGGCATCGGCTCGGACTTCTGCACGAGTGACATGATCACGAGCCACTTCTTCTCGGGTCTTATTGAGGAGAATGCCTAACCGTTGAAGTTCGGCAAACTTCTCTTTCACAACAAAACCCAAAACGGCCACGATTCCCGTAAGAACCATGTTCCAGACCAGCATTTCCATCTCAACAGTTCCATGCTCTGAGGGACTTGTTGATACGACTGTTGGGATCATTGGCTGTCTTTGCGCTTGTCAGCTTCTTCTTCATTCCCGACATTCTCGCGCAGAATGATTTCTTACGAGCGCCACCTTCCGGCTGTGGACGTTTCAGCCCCGGCTTACCGGGGTTAGCGGCGTTATACGACGCCCGTCCCTTGGCATTTAAACCGCCTTTTGGGTTTTTCCCTTCTTTGCGCTGCCAAGCCGGGGTTTTAGCCATAAATCACCATCGTCGAGACTACGGCTGACGGAATGATGTAGATGTTGGTCTGGAAAAGCAGACCTTCACCCGGCATCAGGATGTAATCCGCCGCAGTCGAACTTGCCTTGGTGTTGACGACGATTTTGGTAGCACCGCTTGCGCCACCGTCAATAAACGTAACGGTACCGGCACCCGAATCAGGAACGATGTAGATCGCCTTTACACGGGCACGGCCAATAACGAGGCTATTCTGGTCCAACAACTGACCTGCATCAGTGCGGACCTTACTAGCAAGGACATCTGTTTGCATACCCATCTGAGTCTCCTGTAATGGATGAAGGGGGCTAACGCCCCCCTACGAAATCTTACGGAGTCAGGCTGGAATACAGCGCGATGTACTTAACGGTCGAACCAATCTTGACCGGAATATAGCCAACTTGGGCCGAAACCGTGCCCGTGGCAACACCGGCAGTGATAGTGGTCGTGCCGATTACGAGCGTGTTGGACTGAAAACCGTTCTGCGAAACAACCGGGCCGGAAAACGTAGTAGTAGCCATTTCAAATCCTCACATGCGAGTAAGTGTTTACCAGTCTGCATGTCGTCAGTCGGGGCTGTCTGGTAAACGAATTTTTCCCGATAACGACTGTATATCACTAAAAAAGAGGGGCTACAAGCATTGCTACTTGTAACCCCTCAACTGCTAACTCACGCAGGAGAAAGCTATCAGGACGCGCCCGGCGAACCGAACATGCCCAGCGGATCCGACCAGCCGAAGCTATAACGCTCGCGGCTCTTGTACCGGACGTTGCCGGTGTCGAAATCGCCGTCCATGCTGTTTTGCAGCGGGGTACGAACGAAGTGCTTCATGCCGTTCGGAACGTCGGTCGTCAAGAACCAAGCGTTCGTGTCGGTCAAGAAGTGGTTCACGGTGTAACCGCCCGGAATCGAACCCATCGCCTTGAGGGCGTTGATGTCGTTGTCAGCGGTCGCAACACGGAGTTCCGTGTCGAGGAGGCGCTTGGCAGTGAACATCAAAGCCGGGGGCACGACGAGCTTATTGGGCTTCGCCGCGATCAAGAGACCACGCTCGTCGGTCCAACCAGCGATCTGAATGACAGCCGCTTCCAACGAAGTTTCGTTGAGGTCAGAAGCCGTCAAACGGTTGCTGTTGGTACCACCCGAAACAAGCGGATGCGAGGCCGAGAACAACGG